GTCTAACTTATTCTTTAAAGTGGTAGTAAAGTTCTTTTGGGTAAGACCTCCGTCACCTACGGCTATAGCACCTGTATAGTAAGGGGCTGCAGTATTAGTAGCACCTGCAGAAATTGCATCTAGCTTTGCTCCATCAACAGAAAGGTCTCTTCCATCTACAGTTTGAGTACTTGAGAAAGTAATATTGCCAGTCATTTGACCACCTGCTTTTGGCAATTTATTGCCAATAGCAGTAGTAAGTGTAGTATTTAGAGCTGCATCATTATTCAAAGCTGTAGCAATTTCACCGAGAGTATCTAAGTTAGAGTTTGCAGTACCTACGAGATCAGTAATTGCCTGATCTACATAGCCCGCCGTAGCAAATCCTGTACTGCCAGTAAGCTGAGCAGCATTAATAGTAACACCACTAATAGTAAGATCTGTACCGTCCCAAAGAATAAACTTATTTGCATTTCCGAAAACCATCTTACCACCTGTAAGATCTAAGAAAGCTCCATTTTCTGCGCCGCTTGGAGCTGCATCTGCATCAGGCATTGTGTCGCCTTTAATAGTACCTGCAGTAATTGCTCCAATATTTGCATTAATAGAAGATAGATTATCAACATCAATTTTATCAGCATCAATAGTACCCGCTACAATATCGTCTGCGTTTAATTGTCCACGAATATCTAATGTGCCATTAGCACCATGCCAGAACATATACTCATTGTTCGCAGCATTACCTACATAAAAGTCTCCTGCCGCATTTAAGTGTGCTCCAGAACCTGTAAGATTAGCGCCTGCAATTTTTGCAACAGTAGTTCTATTACGAGCTTTACCCGTGCCTGCTCCAACAGTAGAAGCTGTAAATATGCTTCCTATATTATATACGGTTCCCGAGGTTCCTGCAGTAGTATTCCACTGAGCCTGCGTTGTGTTATTTAGTTCTGTAATATAATACTCAGTACCTACTACAAAGGAACCTCCAGTGAGTTCTGCAGAAGGGCCTACTCTAATGTCTCGAGTTACGATGGCATCAGAGTCTAACATTTTTGTATTCAGAGTACCGATGGTGGCAACTTCTGCCATCAAAGTAGAAAAAGTAGCGCTTGAACCTACAATATCATCTAGGTTTAACGTACCTCTGAAAGTCATTACGCCCTCGGAGTGATCATAAAATAGGTATTTATTAGCCGAGTAGTCTCCCACATACAAGTCGCCGTCTTGCTTTAAGTCAATACCCGCACCTGCAAGAGTGGTACCATTAATAGTAGGAGGAGTGCCTTCTAAAGGATATACTTGCACTTCACGAGCAATTACAGAATTAGCGTTCAATACGTTAGTATCTATACTTTCAAAACTCTGACTATTTATTGCAGAAACTACTGCTCCAAAAGTTCCACCAGTTTCACTACTAGTATCAATCTCAGCAACGGTAACTCCATCTTCTTGAATAATATCGCCTGCAAACTTAAGCTCAGAATCAACCTTTGCATAAGTCTCAGCAAGGATAAGACCTCCTGAGGTATTGTATACGCGTGCAATAATTACATCGTTAGAATAATCTATACGAAGATTCGGTACGTAATAAGCTACATTGCTATAAGATCCAAAAGAATTAGTTACATACATAACAGTATCACTAATTACAGCAGCTACTTTATAACCTTCAGTAGTAGAAAGTTTTAATACATCTCCTGCCTGTACCTGTGTCAAGAAAGCTGTTCCTGAGCCTGTAATTTTAGTAGCATTTGCAGGCTTGCTTACAGTACCTGTTAAAGCACTAGTATACTTATTAGTAACATTACCTGTTCCTACATCATACCAAAAAGGGATACTTAAAGCAGGTCTATAATATTTAATTAGCTTTAACTTATCTGAGCTGGCACTTGCATCTAGAAGAATATATGCATGTTCCTTTATAAACTCTCCACCTGCGGCTCTATCTGCCTCTGTCCACGTTATCTCAGGTAGAGTTGAACAATTTTGTTGCCATGCCGTTGCAGCTCCGTTGGTATTTATAAGAAACGCAGAGTCTGCGTTAGGTCCTGTGGCGGAGTAAGTATATCTTTTAAACTTAAAAACGTCCCCCAATAATTCAAAACCTACGGTTACAGTACCTGTATAAGGGACACCTTCTGGAAGTCTAGGAATGTTTTCTCTAAATCTATCATCTACGGTAACTTCTGTACGGGTAGCTTCGGATAAGTTATTGCGAGTATTTATAGTTCGTACGGCAACACCATAAGTTCCGTCTTGTACACTATCTACGCTCCAAGAAGTTTCTGCTGCATCTGAGATACGAACAGGGTTTTCTACTCCAGGAAATGTGTGTGTAATCTCATAACCATGTAAGTGCTCATACTCTCCTGGAACACTTCCAACATTTGAAGGAGGAGTCCAAGATACAATTAGCTCTTCTCCTACAGATTCGGGCTTCATTTCAGTGGTACAAAACACGTCTACAGGGGGCGGGACAATATCTGTGTCAGTAACAACAGGATATACAGTATCTGCAATAAAGGTGGTAAAGTCCTCGTCAACAGCTTTAAACTTTTCATCATAGTGCTCTGCACCAGTAAAAGACATCTCGCCTTTAGAAGATTCACTTATTGCAAGTATCTTGTACTGCTTAGAAGAGCTTGAAACCGTTGCTCCCCCTGCAGTTTCTGTGAGTACCCATATTGCTTCAGGCTCAGGCACTGACGCAAATAAAGTATGCGGGTTCCCGTTAGCATCATTACCGGAAGTTTTTATACTTATAGTATTAAGAAGTCCTCGGCTCGAGTCTACTGTCTTAGTTTCTACGCGTGTTGTATCCGTCCAGGCAAGGACCAAGGCTTCAGTAGCACCAGAAGAAGCCCTTGCATTAGAAGCTTTTTCTTCTGTATCTATATTCTGTAAGTTTGAGTTACCTGTAATATAAGCTTGTTTTATAAGATCTCCTGGACTATAGGTAACGCCTGCAATAGTAATATCCGAAGTTGCAAAAGCCGCTGGCTCTGTAAAAAGAACTGAAAGCTCATATTCACTACCACTATTTAAACCTGTGGGACTATCTAGAGGAATGGAACTCGTAGTTCTAGTAGTCCCTGAGTTTGAAACACGTCCGCCAAGACGAACTGCAAACCTATTAGGGTCTTGGACATTAACAACATCTCCTGGAGATATAAAAGAGCTGTTTAAGGCAGAAGAAAAAGTTACTACTTCCCTTTGATTTGCAGCAGTCCACAGCTTCCACCGCCCATATCTCATTGCCTGCCCTTCGGAGGTTGCTCCCATAGCTACAGCGGTTTGGGATATTATTTTTCCGGTTTCTGCAATATTTAGCCTGTCCTCTACTATTAAAGGCTCAGCCTTATAGCTTGAGTCTGGATTTACCCAAGTAACAATGACTTGGTTAATTCGAGTCTTACTACCTGTACTTTCATAACTGAACTGACCGTCTATTACGTTTGCACTTGTGAAGTTATAGACAGGGCCACTAGGAGCATCTATAACAGGCACTACTTGACCGTCAAAATAATATATCATCGATCTAAATACTGTAGCTATATCTTTTAATATTTTATAAGCATCTACTTGTTTTGTAAAATACAAATTAGCAGTAAACCTTGGCTCCTCTCCTCCTTTACCGTCATCCACGAGTTCGTCGCAATATCTTGCAATTCTATATAAGCTATACTTATCAATGTCACTAGCAAGTAGAAAGTCTCCTAAACCATATCTGTTATTAGTAAGAATATCATAAAAAACCCAAGCTGGATTATTAGTATAAGTTTTTTCCTTTATAAAAGAACCATCCCAGTCTTGATAAGTACTTTCAAGCGCACCCGTAGAAGTATTACGCTGATAATTAGCCACTCCAGTAGGACTTAGATCTCTGGTGACGTAGTTAGAAGGTACTTGTACTTTTAAACCTTTTACGTGATACGAACGTACAGGTATGCTTTGAAATTGTTTAGTATCAAACGTATTTCTAGCAAGAGCAGTGAAGGGGTGTGTTAAAACATCTTTAATTATAGACGTAACAGTGCTTAGTGTGCTTCCCGTTATTCCCTGCCACTCTGAATCAGTAGTCGTTGCAGTTACATACCCATCACCAGTTTGGCTAGAAATTCTGGAAACTTTGACTCTAAAATCTACAAAAGGTCTGTAAGCTGTTAAGTCTATGGTCTTAATAAAACTAATTGCATTCTTATATTTTCCAGAATGTTGTAAAGGATTATTCAGTGTAGTATAATTATCAAAGTCTCCCTGACCAGGTCTTTTTACTGCAATGTCTATCTTATATGTAGCATATGTTATACGATCTATACCCTTCTTATCCCTGGCCATTAGTCCTCCGGGATAGGCGAAGGTCAAAGTAGAAGAATCTACTTCTTGTATTTGAGAGGCGGTTAGATTAAATCCTGCAGCGGAGCTTGCAACTAATACTTTAGGAGATTGAGTACCACTTCCATAACCTTGACTTTGCTCAAGAGTTCCTCCAGCACTAGGAGCGTTTGTAATAGAAGTAGAGCCTACTCCCCCGCTACCTACAAAAGGAGGCTGATCTAAAGTACCTACTCGAAACTGAGAGGTTACACTCTTATATCTTTTAATTTGAGTTTGATCAATTTCATTAGCAACAGAAACAAGTACTCCTGATACGTCAAAAGAATATTTTTGTCCCGCAGCTCCTGTAGTAGGATAGGGCCATGCCGTAGCTAGTGTAATTGTTACTCCAGAAATACTTGCTATTTTAACAATTCTATCTACCATACAGTAATAGGTACCATTAGGAATCCATAAACCTGCTGCAGCTCCAGATCCGGGCATGAACTTAGCAATGCCTCCCCCGTTTCTGCTTATAATTTTACCTTCTCCAAAGCCTGCGTCTCCTGTCCCGGTGCCAAAACCTATTAAGCGTACGGGTACTTGAGTCTCAAAAGCTCCAGAAGTAGAAGAAATCATATTGTTAGTGAAAAAAGCAACCCCGCCTGTTGTTAACGTAGATACTGTATTTCCATTAGAGTCACTCGATGAACCCTCAGAAGCTGTAACGGCATGCGAATGTACGCTTCTAACAATTAAGTATTTATCTCCATTTGCTGCTTGAAGTATTGGAGTAAGTCCTGCGTCACTAATAGTAGCTGTTGTAGAATTTTGAGTCAGCGTAACCTTAGCCGAGCTTTGACTTGCTGCCACAGCAGATTGATTAAGAGGGGCAGCTCTGTCATCGTTTAAAAAAACAGAAGACTGAGCATCCACTAAACCATGTATTGGGCCTTCCGATATAAGATCAGTAATCGAGATAATTTGTTTATCGCCTTCATTATAGATCGATGTTGCATTATTACCAGCAGCGTTATTTCCGCCTCTGTCGTCATTTGGGTTTGGCATTTCTTATTTTCTCCTTTACATTCCTACTGATATATTTAGATTAGTTAGTGAACTCAAATTTCCACTAGAGTCCACGTATACGTTATCTGTTGCATACGAACTGATAGTACCCCGTCCTTGAACCACTTCTATAGAAATAGGTCTTCCAGGAACTCTTAGCTCTCCATAAAGTATAGGTATGGGATCTCCTTCTCTAGCATTGTTGGCGCCTCCAGAGAAAAGATAGTTAGTAGTAGCTCCACTATCTTGATCTACTGCAGGGTCTGGTGCCATTATTTGCTGTAGACCTGCTAAGGCTAAGTTTGCCGCAAACAACACCGTCATAGAACCCGTTATAGTCAAGCCTCCGCTAGCTGCCACCATATAGCCTGTGTTTGCTCCTCCTACCCCCAATCCTGCAAAACCTCCTGTAAAATAAATTACAGCGATGATTGCTATAGCTGCTAAAATTTTTGTTAAGCCTTTCTTAGATCCTGCAGGTGCAAGAGCTAAAGTTATGTCTCCTTTAGCTACAGGAGACAATAAATCTTCGTGATCTAAGGCACCATTCTCTTCGGTATCCAGTATAAAGCCAATATCATTTTCATGGCATTTTCTTAAGTAAGGAACAAAGTCAGGTCGATTTGCTTGTATGCACTTAAAAATATCAGAATAGTTTTCTGTATTAACAATAAACTTTCTGCCAAATCTTTCTCCTAACTCACCTTGTAAATATACATTACGCTGCATAACGATAAACTCCACTTATATGCTTCTTCCAAAAAGGATAGAGATTCTCCCTGCAGGATATTCTATTTTCTGCGTGATGAAAAAATAAGTCATCACCCAAGTAAACTCCACAATGATTGCCTACAGAGGCATTAATTGTAAA